ATGAATCGTTACAAAAAGTGGGAGTATGGTTACAATGCTGAGCATGATATCGTGGTTATTAGTAAGACTGGAGAGATTGGAGAAATTTATGATATCCAGAATCTTAAGATCGCTTTACCTAAGACAGCAAAGAACGTATATAAACGCTCAGATAAAAAAGATGAGCAATTCTGGGAGGCTGCGGAATATCCAAAAGAATTAAACAAAATAAAAAGCGTATTTGATTGGGAAAAATATCCTGCTGACTTTAAAGAAAAGTGGTACGATTATATTGACCAAGAATTTAATTACAGGGAAGAAGGCTTTTGGTTTTACAGTAACGGTAAACCTACATACATAACAGGTACACACTATATGTACTTGCAATGGACAAAGATCGACGTAGGTCATCCAGACTTTAGAGAGTCAAACAGATTGTTTTTTATATTCTGGGAAGCTTGTAAAGCTGACAAGAGAAGCTATGGTATGTGCTACTTAAAAAATAGACGTTCCGGATTTTCGTTTATGTCATCTGCAGAAACAACACACCAAGCAACAATGTCTAGTGATGCTCGTTTTGGTATACTATCAAAGTCAGGAGCAGATGCTAAAAAAATGTTCACAGATAAGGTTGTACCTATATCTATTAACTACCCGTTTTTCTTTAAGCCCATACAAGACGGTATGGATAGACCAAAAACAGAATTAGCATATAGAATACCAGCAAGTAAACTAACAAGAAAAAAGCTAGACTCTAATGAACAATTAGAAGAGCTTGTAGGGTTAGATACCACGATTGACTGGAAGAACACAGGAGACAACAGTTATGACGGTGAGAAATTAAAACTACTAGTACACGATGAAAGTGGAAAGTGGGAAAAGCCAGATAATATTTTAAACAACTGGCGAGTTACTAAAACCTGTTTAAGACTAGGTAGTAAGGTAATAGGTAAGTGTATGATGGGGTCAACCTCAAACGCTTTAGAAAAAGGAGGAGGAAATTTTAAAAAACTATATGAAAGCTCAGACGTTGAAAAAAGGAACCGCAACGGACAGACTGGTTCAGGATTATATTCTTTGTTCATACCTATGGAATGGAACTACGAGGGATACATTGACGCTTATGGCTTACCTGTATTCAATACTCCAGAAAAAGCAGTTAAAGGAATTGACGGAGAGTCAATAGATATAGGTGTTATAGAACACTGGGAGAATGAAGTTGAAGGATTAAAAGACGATCAAGACGGATTAAATGAATTTTACAGACAGTTTCCTAGAACGGAGAAGCATGCGTTTAGAGACGAAGCAAAAGAGTCCATATTTAACTTAAGTAAAATATACGAACAAATTGACTATAACGAGGACTTAAAAAACACAGCCGTGGTTACCACCGGTAGTTTTGGATGGGAAGGCGGAATTAAAGATACTCGCGTTGCGTTTTATCCTAATAAAAACGGGAGGTTTAAAATATCTTGGGTACCACCTAATAATCTTCAAAACCAGGTGATAATAAAAAACGGAGTAAGGCACCCGGGCAACGAACACATGGGAGCGTTTGGTTGTGATAGCTACGATATATCTGGCACAGTGGACAAGAGAGGTTCTAACGGCGCGCTTCACGGATTAACTAAGTATAGCATGGAAGATGCTCCTCCAAATTGTTTTTTTCTAGAATATATAGCTAGGCCGCAAACAGCTGAAATGTTTTTTGAAGACGTGCTTATGGCGTGTGTATTTTACGGTATGCCTATATTGGCTGAGAACAATAAACCTAGGTTACTATATCACTTTAAAAGAAGAGGGTACAGAGGGTTTAGTATGAACAGACCGGATAAAGTTTGGAATAAGCTTTCCGTTACAGAAAGAGAAATTGGCGGAATACCCAATTCAAGTGAAGACATAAAACAAGCACACGCCGCAGCTATAGAGTCTTATATAGAAGACTACGTAGGTTATCGAGATGAAAGTTACGGCAACATGTACATGCAGCGAACGCTTGAAGATTGGGCTAAATTTAACATAAACAACAGAACAAAGCATGATGCTTCTATTAGTTCAGGTTTAGCAATAATGGCTTGCAATAAAAACAGGTACACGCCTGTAGCTGTTAGAGAACGCAAAGCTATAAGCTTACCGTTTAAAAAATATGACAACAAAGGATTTACTTCGAAAATAATAAAATAAATGATAGAAACTAATTACAACAGTTCTTTTCCAACCCAAACCGTGAGCGACGAAGAAAAAGCGAGTATTGAGTACGGTTTAAAAGTAGGGAGAGCTATAGAACACGAGTGGTTTGGAGGTTCCAAAAGTACTAATAATAGGTTTTCTTCTAATTATAACAGCTTTCACCAGCTTAGATTATATGCTAGAGGTGAACAAAATGTTCAGAAGTACAAAGATGAGTTGTCTATTAACGGTGATTTATCTTATTTAAACTTAGACTGGAAGCCTGTTCCGGTTATACCGAAGTTTGTAGATATCGTTGTCAACGGTATTTCACAAAAAAATTACGATATTAAAGCTTACGCTCAAGATCCTGAGGCTTCTAAAAGACGAACAGATTACGTATCTGCAATTGTAGCTGATATGAACACCCGTGAGTTTAACGATAAGATGATGAGTCAGCTAGGAATGGATACATATAATGTTGAAAACCCCTCTATGCTGCCTGAAAACGAAAATCAGCTTTCGCTTCATATGCAGCTTGACTATAAACAAAATATTGAAATAGCTCAAGAAGAGGTTATTAATAATGTTTTAGATAGCAATAAGTATATCTTAACTAGAAGAAGATTAAACTACGATTTAGCAACTATAGGTATTGGAGCAACAAAAACCAGCTTTAACAAAGCAGAAGGTATTGTTATCGACTATGTAGACCCTGCTAATGTGGTTTACTCCTACACAGAAGATCCTAACTTTGAAGACATATACTATGTCGGAGAAGCTAAAAGCGTTACAATACCAGAACTAGCAAAAGAATTTCCGTTACTGAGCAATCTTGAGCTTAAGGAAATAGAAAAAATGGCTAGCTCTCACGACTACGCTACTGGGTATAGGAACCACGATGACGATAAAGTCTCTTTGGTTTACTTTGAGTATAAAACTTATATGAATCAAGTTTTTAAAATCAAGCAAACAGAGCAAGGGTTAGAAAAAGCTATTGAAAAAACAGATAGCTTTAATCCGCCTGAAAACGACACATTTAAACGGGTATCTAGAACTATTGAAGTTTTATATACAGGAGTAAAGGTTCTAGGCCATAATAAAATGCTAAAGTGGGAACTTGCGGAGAATATGACAAGACCATTTGCAGACACAACTAGAGTAGCTATGAACTATTCCTTGTGCGCGCCTAGAATGTATAAAGGTAAAATTGAATCTTTAGTTAGCCGCATTACAGGCTTTGCTGATATGATTCAACTGACTCATCTAAAGTTGCAACAAGTAATGTCTAGAATAGTACCGGATGGGGTGTTTTTAGATATGGACGGTTTAGCAGAAGTTGATCTTGGGAATGGTACATCTTACAACCCAGCCGAGGCTTTGAATATGTATTTTCAAACCGGTAGCGTTGTTGGACGATCTCTTACGCAAGAAGGAGATTTAAACAGGGGAAAAGTTCCTGTTCAAGAATTAGCATCTTCATCTGGTCAAGGAAAAATAAATTCTTTAATTGGTACTTACCAGTACTACTTACAAATGATTAGAGATGTAACAGGCCTTAATGAAGCAAGAGACGGAAGTACTCCAGACAAAAACGCTTTAGTAGGATTGCAAAAAATGGCCGCGGCTAGTTCCAATACAGCTACCAGGCACATATTGCAGTCTAGTCTTTATTTAACCCTTAAAACGTGCGAAAACGTTTCTTTAAAAGTAGCTGACTTATTAAGATACCCATTAACTAGGAAGTCGTTAGAAAGCAGTATTTCTGTTTATAATGCACAAGTACTTGCGGAAATCAGCAGTCTAAACATGCATGACTTTGGCATTTACTTAGAACTTGAGCCTGACGAAGAAGCTAAGCAGCAATTAGAACAGAATATACAAGTTGCTTTGCAATCAGGAGGTATCAACTTAGAGGACGCAATTGATATTCGCGAAATTAAAAACATCAAACTAGCGAACGAGTCTATTAAGTTTAGAAGAAAGAAAAAAGAAGAAGCAGACAGAGCTGCTCAGCAGGCTAACATTCAAGCACAAGCACAAGCAAATGCTCAGGCTTCAGAAGCCGCTGCTTTGGCAGAGGTTCAAAAGCAACAAGCTTTATCTCAAACTAAAATACAAATAGAGCAGTCTAAGTCTCAATTTGAAATTCAAAAAATGCAACAAGAAGCTGAAATAAAGCGTCAGCTAATGGAACTAGAGTTTCAATACAATATTCAGTTAGCTCAAGCTCAAGCAGGAGCAAAGAAAAGTAACGAAGAATATAAAGAAGATAGAAAAGACGAAAGAACAAAAATTCAAGCAACGCAACAAAGCGAAT